ACGCCCTTGGCCTCCTGGCTGCCGGTGCGCAGCGCGGCCTCGCGGCGGTCTGCAGACAGCTCGCCCAAGACGATCGGGCGGTACACGTCGCCCTCGAACGTCACCTGCCGGTCGTGGTCCGTGACCGCGAGCCGCTGGCCGTCGGGCCGGATGATCAGGAGCAGGTGGCACAGGCCCTTCGCGCGCGTGTACGCGAGCGAGTCCAGGCCGACGATGCCGGGGCGAGTCGTCACAGCGCCACCGTGGTCCCGACGATGGACCCGCCTGCGGCGATGACCGAGTACGGCACGCCTGTGACGTAGCCCAGCGCGTAGCCTGCCGCGCCGCCCGCCGCGCCGGCGACGCCGCCAAGGCCCGACTGGCCAGACGATCCAGCCGCGCCGGGTGCGCCGCCGCTGCCGCCGATCGGGGTGCCGGTGGTGCTTTGCCCTCCGGCTCCGGCGGCTAGCAAGGTGCCTGGCTGCCCGCCAGTGCTCGGATCGGGCGGCGACCCTAGTGCCGGGCCGCCCTTGCCCGCTGGCGCGCCTGCGCCGCCGCCACCGCTGCCACCGGGCCGGTTGACGCTGGACGCCTGGCCTCGCGCCGCGCCGCCGCCGCCGCCGGCACCGCCCTGGATGCGCCCGCCGTTGACCACCGTGGTCGGCGTGGCGATGCGCAGGGCCGGCCCTCCAGCCGTGCCCGCCGTCATGCCTGCGCCGAGATCGGACATGCCCTGGCCGCCGTTGCCGCCGCTGCCGACGATGTACGCGCCGGCCTCCAGCGTCAGCAGGATGGTCGAGCCGGCCGGAAAGGTGCCGGTGTCCATGCTCGGGCCGGCCGCCGCCGTGCCGCCGCCGATGACCACGTCGCGCTCGACGACCACGTCCAAGGCCACCGGGCCGTCGGTCGCCGTGTAGCCGAACAGGGCCGCCACCTCCTCGCGCAGGCTGACCCGGTTCAGCCGCGACGCCGTGAACCGCAGCTGCATGGGCTTGCGGTTGTCGTCGAGGCCAAACAGGACGCCGGCCTGCGTGTCCTTCAGGAACTCCCAGGACTCGCTGGTCGTGCTCGTCGCCCAAAGCTCGGCAGACTCGCCGGCGGCAAGCGACACGACGTTGGTGCCCGTCCGCGTGCGTACCTGCGTCGTGCCGATGCCGAGGTTCACGACGGTCACGTTGGGCTGCGCGCCGAGGCGCAGAAGGGCCGTGCTGGGCAGGTCGGTGTTGTGGTTGCCGGTGCGCTGGAAGACGTACAGCCGCGCGCCGCCGTCGGCGCTGTCCAGACGGCAGAGGTAGTCGGCGTTCGCCGTCACGAACACCGCGTCGCCGCGCATCTCCTGCTGTGCCGTGCGCGCCATCAGTACGACACCCAGTAGGCCGAGCCGCCCGATCGGTACATGCCCAGCCGCACGCGGCCACCGACGCCAAGGAGGAACACGTTGTTCCCGGCGTCGTCCTTGATCTGCACGTTCTGCGAGCCGGTGGTGTGCAGGATCGTCAGCAGCGCCGGCCCACTGGCTTGGTACGTCGGGATAGGCAGGAACACGTTGACGCCGGCCGTGCTGGTGCCGAGGACGTGCAGCGCGCCGTCGTTCCACGCCAGACGGATTGAGCTGGTCAGCAAGCCGTGGAACTTCGCGCCGCCGTTGTGCCACCGCTCCGGCTGCTCCACCTCGTTCAGCACCTCGACCACGTCGAGCTGCGGCAGGCTCCAGACGTTGAAGGCGTCGGCCTGCAGCCGCGTCCATGCATCCACGTCGGACGTGAACCGCACCGGCACGTCGAAGCGACAGCCGGCAGTGATGACGGTGCCGTTGGCGGGAGCCGTGGCAAACACGATCTGCCCCGTGCTGTTGACCGTGAACGCCGTGGTCGGCGTGCCGTCGATCGCCGCCAACACCGTGCCCGACACCGGCAGCGTCAGCGTGCGGATGTACTCGTTCGGGCCGCTGATCTCGTACCGCTTCACGAGCTGGTACGTCGTCTGCGTGCCGGTGCCGCTGCCGATGAGCTGGTCGATGGCCGTCGGTGCCGTCTCGCCGTCGGCGTTGGTCGTGTAGTCCGACCAATCCTTGATGCGGAACGAGTGCAGCGCGCCGCGACGCGCGAGCGCGAACGCCTTCAGCGCCTTGGCTTCGCTGCTGTTGCGCAGCTCGCTGCGCAGGCTCATGCGGTGCTGGCTCTGCGCCTGCCGCGAGACGCGGAACTCGTGGCCCGTCGCCGTCTGCTGGATGATCGTCGCGAAGCCCCCGCCGGCGCTGCTGCCGTACTGGAAGGCGTCGGGGAGCGTGATGTCGTGGAAGGCCATGCTGGGCTAGACTCGTGGGGTCGTGCCTGGAGCGGTCAGGCCTGCGTTGGCACCGCTCTGCGTCGGCGTCAGGCCGCTGACAGCGCCACGGAAGATCGCCGCGCCGACATCCGCCAACCCCTGCCGCGCGATGCTGGCGACAATGCCGGCGAACGCCTGCCGCAGCGTCGTGGTCTTCATCAGCACGTCCGCGAACGCCGCGCCGACCGTGCTGCCGATGTTGCCCGCGTAGTTGGCCGCGCGCTCCATGTTCTCGGCGACGACGCGCGCGTTGTCCGCCTCGCGCTGCTTGTACGTCGCGATGATGGCCGCCGACTGAACGGCACGCTGCATCGCCTCGCTGGTGCCAGTCGTGCCGACGCCCATCTGGCTCGACACCTCCTGCGGTTGCAGCGAGCGGTAGCGCGCGCGCAGCACTTCCTGCGTCTGCTCCGGGGACAGTTGGACGTTGGGCAAGCCGCGTTCGAACTGCGTGACCTGCGTGCCCTGCATGCCCGCCGCGTAGTACCGCGTCACGTTCTGGCCACCGGTGCGCATGTACTCGCGCGCCGCCGCCTGCTGCGCCTCAGTGCCGCGCGTGGCGAGGTAGCGCGCCACGTCCGCACCGCCGCCGACGCCGCCAGGGCCGAACTGCTGCAGGTTCAGCCCCTGCCCGGTGCGCTGAACGTCCTGGATGGCCTGGAACAGGGCCTGCTGCTGGCCGCCGGCCTCCTGCGGCAGGCCCAGGTAGGCGCGCGTCGAGGCGTCCAGCTTGGCCTTCTGCATCGCGGCCGCGAGCTGGTCGAAGCTGCTGGCAGCCTCCTTGGTGTTCCGAGAGAACAGCGACATCAGGCCGCCGATCGTGGACAGCACCGTCACCAGCGTCATCAGCGGGTGCGCGCGAAGGATCGTGCCCAGCACCGAGAACGCGCTGCCGCTTGCGCCGACCGCGCCGCGCAGCTCGCGGAAGTCCTGCACGGTCTTGCCGATCTCCAGCAGCGCCCGCGACGCGCCGAAGGCACCAGCCGAGACGTTCAACTCGGAAAACGCCTTGGCCGTCTGCGCGATGCCGCCGGCGACCTGCACAGCGCCGCCAGTCGTCTGGAACGCCTTGCTGATGGCCGCCTGCGACTTGAGGGCCGAGTCACTGACTGAGTCGATCGCCCGCTTCGCCTGCGCCGCGCCCTGCTCCATCGGGCGCGCGTCCAGACCCAGTTCGAGAACCTCGGCCACTATGCACCTCGCTGATGTGCGCCACGTAGGCGCGGTCCATGGCCTTCAGCAGCCGGCACCACCGCCGGCGACTGGCGCCCTCGATGCCATGATCCTCGCACCACCGCGACAGCTCCAGCCATGACAGGCCCTCGCCGTCGCTGACGCTGCGGCCGTCCATCAGCACCGCCCAGGCTTCCCAGACGGGCACCAGGTCGGCGTCGAGCGTCGGCGGCTGTGTCGGTTCCTCGCGCAGCTCCTCGGGGATCTTCCGGCCCTTGCGCCGCAGCCATTCCCGCAGGCCCGCCTCGGCGGCCTTCTTGGTCGGGTCGTGGGTGCGTGTGAGCTGCCATCGCAGGGCCTGAATCAGTTTCCCGCGGCGCGGGCTTCCTCGTCGGCGAGCAGGGCCGCGCGGTCTTGCGCGATCCGAAGGATGCACTCCAGCAGGTTGGTCCACTCGGGCCGCGCCAGCATCTGCGCCGCCTCGGCGACGCGGTACACCAGCGGCTGCCCGCCCACGGTGAGGTTGCGCGCGCCCTTCCAGAGCGTCTGGGCGACCGCCTGGGCGAGGATCGTTCGCTCATCGCCTGGCGACAGCCGGCGGTCACGGATCTCCAGCAGGTAGGGCCGCCGGGCCTCCTCAAGGGCGCGCTCGTACTCGACGCCGATGGGGCAGACGAGCACTGCCGGCCGGTCCTCGTGCTCGCCGCGCGAGGCGACGGCAGACAGCGTCCCGTCCGGCTGCCGCGATAGCAGCCACCAGACACCGCCGGACAGCTTGCCGGCGTCGAGCTTGCAGGTGTTGAGGTCCATGCGACCTTGCTACCTGCTCAGTCCCACCGCTGCAACCGGAGCGTGCAGTCCTGCGCCTGCGACCGATAGCCGCTGACCGTCATGGTGCGGAAGATGTCGCTGCCCGGACCCTGCACCGGCACCGACAGATCGGTGATCTTGGCCTGCGGAATGGCGAACGACCATCCGCGGCTGTTCGCGTCCGTCGCGACCAACCACAGGTCGGTCGCCGTGTTGCCAAGGAACGTCGTCTGGTCGTCCTGGGTGTCGAAGTAGGCCGACAGGTTGGCCGAGGCCGTGAACAAGCCGCGCGGCATGCCGACCGGGCCGAGCGCGGCAAGCTGCTCGCGCGGGCGGATGTTGTTGCTGATGGCCAGCGCCACCGACTGCGCCGGCACGTCCTGGCCGACGCCGCTGGCGTTCGACAGCTGCACCTCCTGCACACCGATCGGGTCGAGAGTCGGGGCGAAGGTCGGGGCAGCGTAGGTCGCGCCGGAGATGAACACGTCCGTCGTTCCCGTGTTGCCAGTGACGATGCTGTCCTTGGCCTCGCACTGGAACGAGATGGTGGCGAGCTGGTTGACGGCGACATTGATGCTTGCCGAGTTGAACACGACGCCCCGGTAGATGTGCGCCCTCTGCAGGTCCAGGTGCGCGACCTCGACGGTGAAACTCTGCTCGCTCAAGGCATTGGTCGCCCGCGCGCCGCGCGTCACGGTCACGTTGCCCGAAGAGCCGGTGAAGTTGGCAACTCGGTCGACGGTCAGCGTCAGCGCCACCACCGTGGTTACGCGCAGGTAGCCCATGTCGGCGGCGAGGCCGCCGGAAAGGCGGATGATGTCGCCCACCACGATGCCGTCAGTGACGAAGCTACCCGACGCCCGCGTGATGGTCTTCGCCGCCGCCGTCGTGGTGCAGCTCGCAACCGTCGCCGCCACCGCCACGAACGAGTTGCTCATCAGCGCGAACATGGCCGCGCTCAGGCCCTCGCCGCTGGGCGAGTGCCGCAGCTCGCACGTCAGCGACCCCGTCGCACCGCGACCGACGCGCACCATGTCCTCGATGTTGCGGGTCTGGTTGATGACGTTGGACGGCGACTGCGGCACGCGGTCGGCCATTGCGTGAGCCGTCACCGGCAGCCGAAGCATCGCAGGAGTGGCGGGAGTCGTGCCGAAGGTGCCTTCGGCAACGATGGAGACGCGAGTACGGAAGCCGTCGGCCATGGTCAGATCGTGTAGTCAGCCTGGAAAGGAACGCGCACCACGCGCGTCACAGTGGCCGCCTCAATGTCCAGCGCACCGGACACCGTAGGCGGTGGGAAGAAGCGGATCGGGAACGGCGACGACAGCTCGACGCCTCGGAAGGCACCGACCACCGTCTCGGCCAGCGTCAGGACGGCGGCGTCGCCACGCTCGCGCGGCTGCTGCAGGCGTACCTCCATCTCGCCGACCGTGCGCCAGCGGCACGGGCGCCCGAGCGTGAG